GTAAAAATTCTACTATATTTAACGGTAAATAAACAAAAGCAAATATGTCTACCTCTTCAGAATTATATGTTTTTTTTGTTTTGTTAACTTTTTTATTTATGTCCCACCTCACCCAGTCAGATGAATGATGATCAAAACAGGAGGCGCTAGTTTTAACTTGTATTTTGTAAGAATTTTTTTGATCTTGTGATAAATAATCGTATCTTGCAGAGGGTGGTGCCTCAAAGACTTCTTCTAGGTGGCGTATAAGGTAGCTTGCCGCTAAAAATTCTCCAATCTTTTGTGAAAAAGACATAATCTACGATCATAAATACTGTTTATAATTATTATAAATAATATTTATATTCAAGATATAAAGTTCCTGATGATAAGAGTAATCATGCTAGTAATCAAAATACCTAGTAATCCTATTATTGATTTATTACCTGCATCAATTTTATCTCTTACTTCTTTTACATCACTATCTATTTCTTCAAACTTTCCGAAAGCTGTTTTCCACCTCTCGCTACATTCTTTTTCATGAACAGCAAGCTCTAAGTGTACGTCTGCAGCCGTTTTTCTTGCCATTATTTTTTTACCTTAAACTTCAAAGCAATTAGATCTAAATAATCATATAGTTTGCTGATCCATTTATCATCTCTTTCACTAGGGGTAAGAGTCGATAAAATAGAGGCCAAACTAATTATTACAGATAAACTAATAATTAAATCGCTTAACCAATTCAAAAAATACATCATTTCTTATACCTCCAGACTCTTTTCCAAGCCTCATTTTTGTGTTTTGTTTTTTTGTTGTCAGGAATATATTTACCATCTTTATCTCTTTGACGAACCCATACAAAGCCTAACATTTCTAAAAATTTATTCCACATCTTTTTTATCCTTATCTTTTTTTTGTTTTACAACTTCAGACTCTTGTAATCTTTTAACGGTTTCTTCTCTTACCGCAGAAACGAAAGATAGGTCTTTGCCAACCCAAGCTCCGTTTTTACAAGAATAATCTATAAGTTGCAAAATATTTAAATAAAAACTTTTGTCTTGCATTTTAACCCTCTAGGGTTGATATTCTAGCCTCTAGTTCTTGTATGGTTTTTACTAAGTTTGGCACTAATACCGAGTAATCTAACATCCATTTTTCTGTTTCAGAGCCTTCTGTAACGCCTCTTGCATATTCTCCTAAATCATCGAAAGCTTGCTTATAGGATTGTGCTCCAAAACCACAACCATCAGTCACTCCTGTTTCTGGTCTAGTGTACTTAATAGGTTCTAGTTTAGAAATTAAATTCCAACCATCAGCAGGGCCTGTTATTGTTTTATATCTTTCATCAGATTCTACTGCTAATGAAATGGAATCTCCTGAAAGGTCATAATCAAGTTTAGCTAAACTAGAATTAGCATTTTTTCTGTAGAATCTCATAAATCTGTAAAAAGAAGCGTCACCTGTATCTGAGTCTAAAGCTAAAACTGCGTCATCATTATTACCTGTTTTTCTAATATTACAGGCTTCATTTTCAAACATACCACCACTAAATCCTTGACCGACAAGCACACCTTCAGCAATTACAGACGCTCTTTCTGTACCACCTGTATCAAATCTAATTTTATCTTCGTCAGAAGATTCCTCTACTTGAACTTTTGTATCACCATCAGCATCAGAGATTGCGGTAGGTGTTGGGGAGGCGGCAAAAGATAATGCTCCACTTCCGTTCGTTGCTAAAACTTGGTTAGCACTACCATCTGACGTTGGGAATGTGTAAGCTCCGTTGAATTGCACCACTTGGCTTTCATTGATACCAATAGCTACATTAGAACCTACTGTAC